ATAATTATATTATTTGGAACAGTATTCAATGATGTCAGTGTAAGACGGACAACTGCCGCAGGTGTTATTGATAAACAATTCAAGGTTCCTATTGCGTATGGCCCAGCAGAAAAGTATTTAACAATGCTAGACCAAGGGCGACTTAGCACAACTAATTCAAAGTCAGCAATAACATTACCAAGGATGTCATTTGAAATTTCAACAATGACATATGATGCTACTAGAAAATTACAAACTAAGAAAAGATTTAGAGAAGCAAAACCATTAGGAACAATTGATAGTATTGATGTAATAAATGGAGGTAGTGGTTACACATCCGTTCCTACAGTAACCGTTGTAGCACCAGTAAGTGGCATTACTGCGACAGCAACAGCAGTACTTGGAACAGTTGCAAATGGTACTTCCGACCAAGTTGTTAGTATATCACTGACATTATCCGGCAGTGGTTATACTACACGACCTAATGTTACTATTACAGGTGGTGGTGGAACGAAGGCGACTGCATCTGCAAACTTAGATGCAAACACTTCTACAGTAGTTACTGCTTATACTCCTGTTCCTTATAACTTTGATATTGAACTTTCTATCATGGTTAAGAATAGTGATGATGGAGCACAAATCTTAGAACAGATTTTACCATACTTCACTCCAGAGTATCATGTTACTCTAAATGAAATGAGTACACTTGGAGTTAAGAGAGATATACCAATCATAATGAATGCTATGAGTACAGAAGATACTTATGAAGGTGACTTTATTTCCAGAAGAGCTCTGATACATACTTTGTCCTTTACAGTGCAGGGTTATATTTATGGGCCTACTCAAGATATTGGTATTATCCGTGAAATAGATGCTAATGCTGGAACGAGTTTTAATGGTATAGATGAACAACTAACTAATATTGATATAAAACCAGACCCATTAACAGCTGACCCTGATGACGATTTTGGTACTACAACAACTGTAACAGATTTATAATTTATGAAAAAGAATATAGTGAAAAAATTAAATGATGTTTTAGATATTGCTGGTGATATTATTGATATCGAGATGCCAGAAGAGAAAAAAGAAACAGCACCGTCTGTAACCGTTGGTATGACTGACTTAACGAGTGACTATGATTTTTCAAGAGATCAGTATCATAACCTTATTGAAAAAGGTAATGATGCTCTTGAAGAACTTTTGTCAATTGCAAAGGAAGGTGAACAGCCAAGAGCATTTGAAGTTGCAGTTCAAATGATTAATTCTTTAACTGCTACCACAAAAGAACTTTTAGTTTTACAGAAAACAAAGAAAGAAGTTGAAGACAGTAGAACACCAGTAAAGAATGAAAATAATCTTTTTGTTGGAAGCACTAAAGAACTTCAAGAACTTTTAGAAATGAAAAAAAATAAAAAATAATTTATGACAGATTCATATTTAGGAAACAACCTTCTTAAAGGTTGTGGTATCCCACATAAGTTTAAGAAGAAAGAAATTGAAGAATACATTAAGTGTTCTAATGACCCGATTTACTTTTTGGAAAACTATGTGCAAATCGTTCACGTTGATGAAGGATTAATTCCTTTCAATCTGTATGATTTCCAGAAAAAGTTAATAGAGACAATAACCGATAATAGAAATGTTATTGTAAAAACTGGTAGACAGGTTGGTAAGACTACAACTACTATTGGTTGGTTACTACATTATATTCTATTTAATAAAGATAAAATGGTAGGCATCCTCGCTAATAAAGCAATTACTGCTAGAGAAATATTGGGAAGGATTCAGACCTCTTATCAGCATCTTCCAAAGTTTCTTCAGCAAGGTTTGCGTGAGTGGAACAAAGGTTCAATGGAGCTTGAGAATGGTAGTAAGATTATTGCTTCCTCAACTTCATCTTCAGCAATTCGTGGGTTTTCATTTTCAGTTATTCTACTGGATGAGTTTGCTCATGTTCAGAGACACATTGCCTCAGAGTTTATCAAATCAGTTTATCCTACAATTTCATCTGGTAAAGAAACTAAGGTTATTATAGTTTCAACTCCAAATGGTTTCAACCTCTTCTACAAATTCTGGAATGACGCAGTAAATGGAAATAATAGTTTTTTTCCATTCAAGGTTCATTGGTCTAATGTTCCTGGCCGTGATGCTGAGTGGAAAGAGAAAATTGTTAGTACAATAGGCGAAGAAGCATTTCGTCAAGAGTATGAAGCAGATTTTCTGGGTTCAAGTAATACTCTGATATCAACTGAAAAACTTCAAGAGTTATCTTTTGTATCACCATTGTTTTCTAGAGACAGTTTAGACGTATTTGAGGAACCTCTTGCGGGTGCTTCATATGTGATGACAGTTGACGTTGCAAGGGGACAGGGGCAGGATTTCTCTGCTTTTAGTGTGTTTGATACCACAGAAATACCATATAAAGTCGTTGCAAAGTATAAAAATAATCTTGTCGCACCCCTACACTTTCCGAATATTATAAATATAGTTGGAAAGAGATACAACAACGCATATATTTTAGTAGAGATAAACGACATTGGTTCACAGGTTGCAGATGTTTTACACCATGATTTAGAGTATGAATACTTATTTTCTACATCTTGGTATGGAAGACATGGGCAACAGTTAAGTGGTGGTGTAAAGAAAGATTCATGTTTTGGTGTAAGAACTACCAGAGCTATGAAAAAGATTGGTTGTTCCAATCTAAAGTCTTTGTTGGAAGAAGATAAACTTCTTATACCCGATTACGATATGATTTCCGAACTGACTACGTTTGTTTCTTCTGGTGATTCCTTTTCAGCAGATGATGGAGCTCACGATGATTTAGCTATGACATTAGTATTATTTGCTTGGTTAGTAGATCAACAATATTTTAAAGATTTGAACAGTCAGAATATAAGAGAGAATTTATATCAGAACCAGTTACAAAATATTGAAGATTTTACGACTCCATTTGGATATATAAATAATGGTGTAAATCAAAAAGAGTTTGAAGCTGACTCTGATGGGACAGTATGGGAAACGATTTCTTAAAAATACATTATGTTTTGATTGAATAAAAAATATATCAATATAAAAAATGTAAACAATTGTATAGGAGAATATTAAAATGCCATTTCAAGTCAGTCCGGGCGTAACCACCACAGAAAGAGATTTAACTACAGTAGTACCAAATGTATCTACAAGCATTGGTGCTATTGCAGGTAATTTTCAATGGGGCCCTGTTTTAGAAAGAACATCAATTACGACAGAAAACGATTTAATAAAAGTATTTGGTAAACCAAACGAAGATAACTTTTATGATGTATTGTCTGCTGCTAATTATCTTGCTTACTCTAACAACTTAGTTGTAGTTAGAAATGTAGGAACTCTAGCAAGAAATGCAGTCGTAGGTGACGATACTGTTGGTACAGCAGGTGGTGACGCTATAGTTCTCAACACAGAGGATTATGATGGAACTTCTTTTTCAGGAGACAATTTATTCATAGCAAAATATCCTGGCACACAAGGGAATAGTTTACAGGTTTTGTGTCTTGATAGTGCAGGTTGGGCTACAGTAAATGCTACTAGCACCGCAGAATACAAAACACAATTAAAATTCACACAGACATTCAATAGTGCTCCCGGCACATCAGCTGATGCTTTAGCTGTTGGTGGTGCTAACGATGAAATGCACGTTCTTATTATCGATGAAGACGGATCATTCACTGGAGCACCTGGTGAAATACTAGAATCTTTCGGTTATGTCAGTAAAGCTAGTGATGCAAAACGAGTAGACGGTTCATCAAATTACATTAAAAATGTTTTGCGTAATGAATCAAAGTATGTTTGGTTGGGAAATGTAGCTGAGTTGACTGCGCTAAGTGCAGATGCTGGTGGTTCTATTGCTGGTTCAGTGAAAACATCAACATTTAAGTTGATTAATAATGCAGTTGCAGCGAAACAATATCTCGGTGGTTCGTTGTTGGGTGGTGTTTCAACTGCAGCTCTTACAGCTGCTGAATATATCACAGGACTTGATCTTTTCTTAAATCCTGAAGTTGTAGATATTACTTTGTTAATGGCTGGTGGTTCTTCAGCTCTTGCAACTAATACTGATGCTCACTCTGTCGGACATAAAGTTAATTCTATTGCTGCATCAAGAAAAGATTGTGTTGGTTTTGTTTCTCCACATATTGATTCAGTTGTAAGAACAACAGGTCAAACCGTGAAGATTAAAACTGATAAAGGTCAAATGGCCGCATCCAGTTATGGAATTATGGATTCATCATGGAAATATCAATATGACCGTTATAACGATGTTTTCCGTTATGTACCAATGAATGCTGATATGGCTGGTCTTTGTGCAAGAACAGATTTTACAAATGATGCTTGGTGGTCACCTGCTGGTTACAGTAGAGGTTCTGTCAAGAATATTGTTAAACTTTCTTGGGAAGCAACACAGGCAGATAGAGACACTTTGTATAAAGATGGAATTAATTCACTGACTACTCCTAGAGGCGTTGGTGTAATTCTTTTTGGTGATAAAACAATGCAAACAGTTCCAAGTGCATTTGATCGAATCAATGTTCGTAGACTGTTTATTGTTCTTGAGAAAGCAATTGCAATTGCTGCTAAATCATTGTTGTTTGAGTTCAATGATGAATTCACACGAGCACAGTTTGTAAATATTGTTTCTCCATTTTTGAGAGATGTTCAAGGACGTAGGGGTATTACTGACTTTAAAGTAGTTTGTGATAGTTCTAATAATACGGGTCAAGTTATTGATACTAATAATTTTGTTGGTGATATTTATGTCAAACCAGCAAGGTCTATTAACTTCATTCAACTTAACTTCATTGCCGCACGAACTGATGTTTCTTTTTCAGAAATCGGTGGTTAAAAGTATTATAAATACATACATAAATTAAAGGAGTAACGAACATGGCAACTATTTCAGATTTTGCAGCAAGGTTTAAGGGTGGAGTAAGACCAAATTTATTTCGAGTTAATATTAATTCACCTTCAGCACTTTTTACAGATTTGCAGTTTTTATGCAAAGCTACAACAATTCCAGCTTCTACACTTGGAAAGATTGAAGTTCCTTATCGTGGAAGAAAACTTCAAGTTCCTGGCGATAGAACATTTGAAGATTGGAATGTTACACTTCTCAATGATGTTGATTGGCAGAACCGTTCAGCAATGGAAGCATGGATGGCAAGAATTTCTGCTCATAGTGCTAACTATTCTGATTATGATAGAGATGATATTAGTTATTACGGTCAAGCAACTGTTTCACAGTTGGATAGACAGAATAAAATCATTCGTTCATATCGAATGGAAGTTCTTCCAACATCAGCAGCAGCAATTACTCTTGATGCTGATACAACAGATGCAGTTGAAGAGTTTGAAGTAACATTCGCAGTTAATTATGTTACTATTGATAGTGCAGGACTTGATGTATCAACAAATGGTTCAGGTATTGATATCTCCGTTGGTGGAAGACTCAAAATCGGCCCAGTTCAAGTTGGCTTCAACTTCTAATTTTGATTAGGGGGAGAGAAATCTCCCCCTTCATTTTAATAATAAAGCAAAGGTAATATTTTATGGCATTCGATATATTTGGATTTACACTTTCAAAAGCAAAAAAAGAAGTCGGTTCATTCGTAACACCAGAAAATGATGATGGTGCGATTACTTATGTCGAAGGTGGAGGATTCGTAGGAACATACTTAAACACAGATGTTGATGCAAAGGATGAAAATCTCCTTATACAGAAATATCGTGAAATGTCAATGACACAAGAAGTTGATTTAGCTGTCGCTGATGTTATTAATGAATCCGTTTTACACGAAACAGGAAAATCGTCTATTGCTATTTCTTTGGATGCTGTTGAACTTAGTGACTCTATTAAAACGAAAATAAGTGATGAGTTTAAAAAAGTAGTTAAACTTTTAGATTTTAATAGAAGTGGTGCAGACTTATTTAAGAAATGGTATGTTGATGGAAAGATTTACCATCATATCATTATAGATAAAGATAAAAAGAAAGATGGAATCAAAGCTTTGATTTCAGTTGATGCACTTGATATTAAAAAAGTAAGAGAGATAAAAAAAGAAAAAGACCCAGTTACAAGTGTTGAGTTTGTAAAAGAAATAGAAGAGTATTTTGTTTATAGACCAGATCAACAAACTGGACAGTTTATGCCTCAAGGTCGATTCAGTGAGGAAATCAAAGTTTCCGTTGATGCAATTTCTTATGTTCATTCTGGTGTTATCGACCCAGAGAAACAAGTTGTAATCGGATATCTTTAC